CAACATCTTTTGACTTTAACCCCAACTCTTTCAAAGTGCTTGGGGTTTTCTTTTATCTTAAACTATTTACTACAAGACCCTTTGTGCCACAGGAGAAACCAGTGAATGGCTATACCAACATTAACACCCGTAAGCCAAACAAGTAAGAATATTCTTCCGGCCACCGGAAGTACGGCGAATGTTGTCGCGTCTGCCGTTCCTTTTGGTGTGTATTTAAGTTCAACAGATTTTGTATCAGGCGCTGCTGCACAAGTTGCTTACACATATAAAAAACTTGGCGGAGATTTATTAGAAGTAGAACTTTCAGAACAACAAGTTTACACAGCATTTGAAGAAGCAACTTTAGAATATTCATATCTTGTCAATGTTCACCAAGCAAAAAATTCTTTGGGAGATTCTTTAGGCAATACAACAAGCTCCTTTGATCATCTAGGGGAATACAAATCTGGTAGTTTATCATCCAGTTTGGATGGTGGAAATGTTGCCCTAAAATATACAAGGTTTGATTATGGATACACTAGAAGGTTTGGAGATGCAGCTTCTGCTGAGGCGACTGTGGGAGGGACACAACCTTTTTATTCCGCATCATTCACCTTAGTTGATGATGTTCAAGATTATGATTTGATTGAAGCGGTTTCTTCTAGCGTTGCAGCTGGAGATTTACCATCGACCGTAGATTATGACAACAAGCGTCTTCTTATTCGAAGAGTTTACTATGTCTCTCCAAGAGCTATTTGGAGATTTTATGGATATTACGGTGGACTAGGAGCTACAGGAAATTTGAGCACTTATGGCCAGTTTGCTGATGAGTCCACATTTGAATTAGTTCCAACATGGCAGAACAAAGCACAGGCTGCCGCATATGAAGATGCCATTAATACCAGAACATCTAGATATTCGTATGAAATCCGAGATAATAAAATAAGGATATTCCCAATCCCACCCAGCCTTTTAGATAACAAGGAAATGTGGTTTGAGTTCACAGTCAGTACAGATGCTTGGGAATCAGATTCAACTAGACCTGATGGTGTTGACGGGGTTAACAATATAAACACACTTCCATATGCAAATATTCCATATCAGAATATCAACTCTATCGGAAAACAGTGGATACGACGATTCGCTCTCGCGCTCTCTAAGGAGATGCTGGGTCAAATCCGAGGTAAGTTCGGAACAATACCAATTCCGGGCGACAGCGTTACTCTAAACCATTCTGAATTGCTCGCTCAAGCTGCCGCAGAACAAGAGAAGCTTCGAGAGGAGTTGAAGACAATTCTAGACGAAACAACGTATCAAAGATTAATAGAAAATGATGCT